CTTACCCTTACGTTTGTACATAGTGCCATCAGTTTGTTTCCATGTTGAACGATTTAATAAATCAAACTTGCCTACTCTGTACTCGCCATTCTTTTTTTCAAAACCTGCACGAAACTTTTTAGCTTTTGTTTGAGTCATCAAATCATATAACAAATCAGAAACTTTACCTTGACCTATTTGTATATTGACTTGTGTCATTGTACTCCTTGTTGATTGATTAATTTTCAGGGGTGGTGTTGCATTGGTTGTTTTATCGGTACCTGCATACCACCCCCCCTTGATTGTTCGAGCTACGCAAACACGTTGCGACTTCTTTAACGATACCTTAAGAATATCAACTCGTTAAACAAAAAAGGATAGCCAACTCTCGCTGACTACCCTTTAGTTATAACATACTAGATTGATTGTGTCAATCAGTATTGACTGGTTGTACCTCTGCGTCTTGAAGTTTAACTTGTGGTACTGGTTGCGTAGTAGGAATAACCATTTGATGTTTTTCCCACAATGCAGTATCACTATTCCAATAGGTCAAAGCCTCTTTCGCTTTTCTTAACTCATACATTAAGTCCTGCGTAGGTTTGCCTTGATTCTCTATCAGTACCAAACAATTAAGAAGTTTCTTTCTTAATGTTCTTCGCCACTTCAATTCCCATGAAGTATCAACCATTGGTTTATTGTCTGACATATATGTACTCCTTGTTGAGTACCTATGTTATACCACTAATCTTTATTATTGTCAACTAGCTTTGATATCTCTTGCATTTTCTCATCTAGCTTATGCAGTTCTGAATAGAACGCAGGATTGTCTAAGTATTTAGTTTTAAGTTTAATCATAACCTCATCAAACTTTTTTACTTTTAATTGTATCTGTCTTGCTAATGTTATCATAGTTTTACTCCTCTATTATTTTAACATAAGTAGGACAATCTGCACCACTCATAATATAATTATAAAAATGTCTATAAGCTGTATAAAATGCTGGAATAGTGTATATGTTTTCCTCATCATAGCCAGTAACATTGTAGTCATAACTATCATAAAAATATTCGCTTGTAACTGATACATCAATTACACCATCTTTAGAATAATCTTTAATTTTTTTAACCATCATTAAATCATATTCATTTTTTGTAGGTCTATTACCCCTGCTATGTTTATATCCTTTTAGATAAAGTTTTTTTATTTGTTTTTTATTCATAATAGTATTAGTATATAAAAAAACCCTGCGTATGTCAATCACACGCAGGGCTTACTTTAACTTGAGGGAGATAAAGATTGTTTAGCTATTCATCTTGAAAAGATTTCCTAGCCATAGTTACTAATATTTTTGCAACTTTTTGAAGTTCATTTAATGAGCAATCATCAAGCATTTTATTTACTTCTGATCTGGTGCTATCTAAATCCATATGCTTTAGAGTTTCCTCTAATGCGTCAAGTTCTTCTATAGCTACCTCATTAATTTTTTTATCAATTACTTCCATATCTGACATTTGTATTACCTCCCCTCTAGCATAATCTCACGAAACTTTTTCATATCAAACTCAGTTATATTATCAAGCCCACTACTTCGCTGAAATATATCTTGTGCCTCGTGTAGTTTTTTAGTATTCTTTTTATCGTAGGATATAGCTTTGTTCCTTTGTTGAACAATATCTATGCCCCATCTAGTTTGATCTGTCATAGTAGCCTTTCTCTTTTAAGTGTTGATATAACTTTTTACAAGTCTTTGGTGTATCATTACCTAGTTTAAACACACCAATCACAGCTTTTGCAAATGATGTATAACCTGTCACTCTAGGATTAGTCATAAGCAAACCATGTTCAGCTTGTGTCTTTAATGCTTGAAGCAACATAGTTTCTTGCAAGGTATAACCATTGGCAAATCTGTATGTCCTCAAGTCATTTTGTTGATCGCCTTTTATTACATTCATATTTAATACTCCCTACTACTCATTGCTATTTTAACTAACTCTCTATCAACACCATTACAAGTGAACATAGCATTAAAACTATCTCGTAAAGCATTCCTAGATTTTACACAATCGCCTTGATGACAGGGATTACAAAGATTAACTCTTTTGAGATAATCTTTAGTTTTACCTTGAACTTCTACAAGATAACTCCATTCTACTTTAGAACTTTTACATCTTGAACATTTGCTCATAAGTTTCTCCTTTTGTTTATTTATACATACTACAATAAAAAACCCCCTGCGTCAAGCTGACACAAGGGGTTTCACGTTTCACTTTCCATTACGTTTTCCTTTTACATTTTAACTTAGACTAGCGATTATCAATAAAACTATCGTAGCCCAAAAAAATGTGGCTAATGTAGTTTGCATATTTCTCCTTTCTGTTTTCATAATAATAGCTTACGCCTTTTATTTCTTCATGTCAAGCGAATGATTTAATGAGTAATACCAATAGATATCCCCATATCACAATGTTAATTGAGCCTAGTATGTAGATCATTTGTACTCTCTTTTTATTCCTAGATGTTGATACCCTACATTATCTTTATAATTTAGGGCTTCTTCTAAATCTTTAACTACACCTATTTTATTAAAAGTTTTACCTTTAATAGTGTCTATTAAATGTTTAGCATAGTCAGATGATATACATAGATTTCCACGCCATAAATAAATATCACATCTATCATAAGCATATCGTTTCATTTCTTCTTTTTCTTTATCTGATACCTCATCTAAATAATCTACATTTAATTTTAGCTTATATATTTCATGTCCTTTAATCATTTTTTTATTTTTCTCGCTTTCATAAATGCTTCATGTAGCTGTTGATTTCTAAATTCTTCTTTTTCAATCTCTCTTAACTTTATTATTGAAACTACAAAAAGAATTACACCTGATATGATCAGTAAAAAACCACCATATAAAAGAGCATTAATTGTCATAACTATCACTCATTGTTTTTATTCTCTCACTTGTAGCGTTCATTGTTTCTTTTATTTCAGTATTAGTTTTTGATCTATAACTACTACTATCAAATGCAAATATTAAAATTGAATAAAACATTTTTAAAAATATATCTATTCTTTTTAATATTTCTTTTTCGTATTTACTCATTTTTTTAACTCCTCAATGTTAGTTATTGTTATAATATAACATTACAAATAAGGTATGTCAATTCTGCATAGCTTAAGTGCTTCAGCTATGCAAGAATGGAATACAACCTATAGGCTATGCAAAAAAGGAATATCAAAGCTATTAATTGAGAATGATTATCAATAGCAATAGATGAGAACATAGAGAGAACAGATTATGGCGAGATTGTGTCTTTTCATCACGTGATGAAAATAATTTTAATTAAATGATCAAATAAGTTGAAACTAGATTTAATTCTGTTAAATTAAAATTAGTTTTTGATATTAGTTTCAACTCGGTAATAGTGAAAAATATCCTGCTTTGAAAGTAGTCAATCGTGCTTACAGAAGCGACAGCACTCGCAGTTGATTAACTCTCTCGGAAGATGGAAAGCAGAAAAAAGTTTTAGCGAGTACTCTCGGAAAGTAATAGGTATAAATATGAGTGCA